GTAAACCTCGTACACATAAGTTTTGGCGTCTGCCATTTGCGTCTCCAATCGTCGGTACAACGACCATAGAGCATCACTGTGGCAATTCGGTGAATACTCTCTGAAACGCTTGTTTTACAAGGTTTGGTGCGTCTGCCATCTGTGGATTTATCTCCACGTGCAGCCAATCTCCACCGGGTGCGCCGTGTATTTCTGGCTTGCTGTACGACTTCCACGCTTGTCGGTCGCAACGCCAGCCACGCCCAAATGCTTTAGGAAAATAGTCCAGCACGCACTCAACACCAAGCTCATTTGCGTTGGCTAACACAATGTTTATGAACGCAATCGTGCCTTTACGGTTTGCGTCTGGGTGCTGCTCTGACGGCCTGTATGACAAGTCAACAGCTCGACCAGTGGCATGCACAGATAATGAACCAGGATTGCCGCGCATGTCGCGCACGCCCCAACTGCCGTTATTCCAAAACGCGCCTGCACCGTGTTTGATGCATTGTCGGATGAATTCATCCATGCCGGCACGTGGGCCTGCAGCTGCACCGTCACTGTTGCCTGTGTACGGCTTAGACCCGATGACTTTAGGGAGTGCTGGTAGTACTGCCATCAGCAGGTTTCCGTTTAAGGCCGTTGGCGGCAACCAGACCAGACAATGTGCCGGTCATAAACACAGTTAGCGTAGATAACAAGTCAATAAATTGTGCATCGTTTGGTGATTGCTCTAACGGTTGAGTTACAAACAACAAGCCGTAAACAAAACCAATAACAGTTATTGCAAACGTAACTGCAATTGTGCATCCAACAAACACAATCATGCGCGCGTGCAATATTTCTATTTCTGCTTTTTCCTTAGCCATCGTTGACCCTTTCGCATTGTTGAATAGTCGAGCAACGTGTCAACGCGGTGTTGCGTACTTTTAATGGTGCGTTCGTTCGTGTCGTTTCGCAAGCGGTTAGGACAAGTGCAATCATAAGACTAAAAATTAAGCGTTTCATTGTTTGTCATAGTGGGTTTATTGGTGGTGGGCTTAAATCAACGTATTCGCCGTACTCGCCAAGCGTTGCATCAAACAAAAAACTTATGCCAGCGTAAAGTTTTCTAAAATTTGCGTTGTAACTTGTTTGCATCCAAGTACCTGTAATTCCTAATGACGCAATAAATGCTTGTCCTATTGGCTCGCTTGCAGGGAATGGCAAATTATCTACGTCGACATTGTTTACAGCAATTACCTGTATCACAATGTTTGTTTCGTCAATTTCCGCAAAGTAAGCCATCAGAATGTGATGCTTCCTGTGTCATTAAATTGGTAGATGCGATAACCGCCGGACACTGTGACCGTTGGTGAACCTGTTGTAGTTGCTGCATCAAACGCGTCAGAGTATCGAAGAATGATTACGCCTTTTCCACCTGCCGCGCCCGACCCTGCTTGTGACCCACCGCCACCGCCACCACCAAGATTGGCTGTTCCTGCCGTTCCGTTTACTGCTGTTGGATATGTCGCAGTTGTGTTACCTGCACCGCCACCGCCTGTGCCGCCTGTGCCAGATGTACGACCGCTATCTGTACCGCCGCCGCCACCGCCCGAGTATGTCACTGAGCTGCCCGTGATGCTTGACGCCGTGCCGTTTCCGCCGTTTCCGCCTGCAGCTGATGACACTTGCCCTACTGCGCTTGCACCACCACCGCCAGCAGAAGTTTTAAGGCTGTTAGTTGCACCGTTGCCGCCTGCGTAACCTTGCACAGGGCTTGTAACTGGTGTTGCAGCACCGCCAGTAAATCCAGTTGGGTCGCCATAACCGCCAGCGCCACCACCCGAACCGCCAGGGCCGCCATTTGAGTTGTTACCTTGACCACCAAAACCGCCGCCAGTTGATGTAATTGTGCTGAACACGCTGTCGCTACCTTTGCTACCACTGCCTGCAGCGCCAGCACCACCGGCACCAACAGTGACAGTTATAGAAGTACCAGCCGTAACGCTTAATGATGCGTTTGTGCGGAAACCGCCGGCACCGCCACCACCGCCGTAACCGCCAGCACCACCGCCACCACCACCAACAACGAGAATGTCAATGTTTGGTGTTGGGTTTGCGCCAGCAACTACAGCAAGTACCTGCATAACTTATGCAGTCAAATTGCCGAGCACAACAAAAGTGTTTGCAGCCGTACAAAGAATTGTTGCTACTGCAAATTGACCGTTTGTTTTTAGTTTTGTACCGTTTGAGTTAAGTGTCACGCTTGCACCGCTAATTGTTACAACTCCAGAACCACCTGTGCCTTGCATAATATTTATTTGGTCACCAACAGCAAATACCGAAGGCGGCACAGTTAATGCAATTGCGGCTGCGTTGCTTAGTGTCACAAGTTTGCCAACATCACCTGCAACCAATGTGTACGTTGTGCCGGTTTGTGCGTTAATAGCGACAATCGCCGTTGCCAAAATATTTTGTTCGGCTGCGGTCAAAATTGTGTTAGCCACGAAAACGGGTCTGGCGCTCATAGTTGTACTTTAGCCTAATGCGTTCGTTGAGTCCATGATGCCAAACGTGATGTCATCCAAAATGAAGTCATTCAAAATGATGGTTGGTGATGTCCACAAGCTCATGCGGTGCCCGGTATTCATGTCAATTACGTGGTCGATGCCTTCAACTGATAAATCCTGTGTCACAGCGGTGGGCGTACCGCTGGCAAACGACTTGGTGATGGTCACGGTCTGGCCGATTTCTATTGGTGCTAACGCCGTTTTTTGGGCATCGGTCAAACTAGCAAATGTCGTTGACACGTTGGTAAAACGCGGCTTCGGTATCGGATACAACAAGTAACTGGCCAGTGTGGCAGCCTGCGCGTCGCTTGATAGCAAACTGTCTGTCACAGCTTCGGTCTGCGTAAAGTACTGGCTAATGGATGTGGCGTCGCTGGCGTTTTGCAAAGTACCGCCAGACTCAATAGTAATGTTGCTGTTGTTAATAACCGATTGCTGGTCAAATTCCACCACAATGTTGTCGTAGGGCGTAGCGGTATTGGTGTCGTTAAAAATGACCGTAGGTGCCGCCAAGGTGGTACCGATACGTGGCTGGGCTGTTAGCACGTTTGTACGGCTACAAAAAATGCGGCCCTGTTCGGCTTGCTGAATGCGGTTTAAGTAGGCGTTTACGTTGGTGCCGCTAGCGATGGTGTAAGCCCCTAGCGTCGTTACAGGGCTGGCTGTAAGGGATGTGGTGCCTGTGTACGCTGCGGCTGTTAAAACGGCTGTAATGCGTGCTGACGAGGTTTGGCTACTGGTAGCGGTAGACGGCAAACTGCCTTGTGACAGCACATAAATGTCGTCGGCAGCAAATATCTGGTAACTGGTCAAACCGCCCATGTTGTATTGCTGGTTGTAGGTGGTCACTCGACCAGTGAACAAGTATTCGCCGTTACGACTTAAACGGATTTGGCGCAACGGTGCTAACCCTGGCTGTTCAGTCAATTGGTTGTAATACGCGCTAGATGTGTTTAACGGGTCGTAGGCACGATTGGTGTTTGGCACGCTAATGCTGACCGACATTGTGCCGGGCCCAAACACGTCTAACGGTTTGTGGCGTCCTCGACTAATACCAATGTTTTGTACCACGTCGGTGATGTCCACATAATCGGTACCGTCGCCATCAAGCACAGCTGTGCCGTTAAGTGTTGAGTCGTCCAAGTAAAACGCTGACGAGTCATAACCCGTAGATAATTCCAGCAAATAGGTGCCGCCAGTTATGACGGTTGAGCCTGCCATTATCTAATTGCCAAATTGAGTGGCCCGTAAACCTGCGAATACTGTGTGAGCGCGTCAACAACGCTTCGCCCGATGTCGGCAGCCGATGAGATACCGCCCGTAATGTTTATTGTTACACCGCCGCCCATGCCACCGTTACTGCCGTTTAAAGGAATAACTGCCTCTGGGCCGTTCTCGCCAATCATGGCCAATGTTGGGCCAGTAACAATGCCGCCTTCGGCAAGGTACGGGATGTTGGGAACGCTGAACCCTCGACCGCCTAGACCCGGAACCCATGATGGAAACTCAAACGACAATTTGCCTATGGTGTTATTCCACAGTGATGCAATGCCATTAAAAATGCCTTTGTAGATACCTAGTACGGCAGTGAAATAATTTTTGAGTACGTCAAACGCAAATTTTGTGCCGGTCACAATGCCGTCAATAACTGTGTCAACAACTTTACGCACAATGTCAAACTTGAAATACAATGCAACAAGTGCAGCAATGACTAGCCCAATGCCTAACGTGGCAAACCCAACCATTGCTAATTGCGCGGCTGTCAAACTTAATGCAAACACTGTGTTTACCAATGTGGCAATACCGACAACCGTGTTAAACAACAGCACGGCTGCAGACACGCCACCGATAACGCCAATAATGATTAACAGCGTTTTAGTGTTGGCTTGTGCCCAACTGCCAAACGCAATGAGTACTGGTAGCGCTGCCTCGACTATAGGAATGAGTGCCGCGCCTATTGACTCTTTAGTTTCTGATACGGCAATGCCTAAACGCTTCATGCCACCTTCAGCGGTTGCAGCTGCCGCGTCAGACGCCCCACCAAACGAACCGCCTAAAACATTCATTACGTCATCAAGTGACGCGCCATCTTTAATCATCATTTTAATTTCTGGCGATAACGCTTGCAAACCTTTCATGTTGCCGCCATACGCTTTAGCTAACGCGTCTGATACTTCAGCAAGTGATTTGTTAGACCCTGTAGCAATGTCCTGTGCAAGTGTCAAAGCTGATTGTGCGGTCTCCACGTCTTTTGTGCCACGCACCAAACTTGCCAATGCCGGGCGCAACTCGTCATCTGCGACACCGCTAGCCAATGACATTTGTGTAATAAACTTTTCGCTAGACGCAATTTGAGCATCACTGGCACCTGTCACATTTTGCAACGCCAACGCTAATTGCACTTGTGCGGCTTGGTCTTCCATTGCTGATTTGGTTGCGTCAAACAATGCAACGCCAATGCCGGCTATTGCGGCAGCTGCAGGCAACGCCGCTTTTTTAAGAGCGAACGCTGTTTTAGCGCTAGTACCTTCCAATTGTTGAAATTGTTTGATGGCTTTGTTGACGCCTTTGCCATCAAATTCAGAAACGATTGGTAATAAAACGGATGCCATTTAACTACATTACAATCTTGGGTCGCTTATAACGCGGTTCACTAAATCTCTTACTTGGTCAACAACTCTGTCTTTA